GAACGAGACGACCACGAACAGCGACGTCGTGCTGGCCTCCTTGATCACGGCGGCTTCCACCCTGATTCAGGACTTCACGGACAACCCGATCCTGTCAGCCACTTACGACTGGTTTTTCTCGGGTTGGGGCAGCAAGACCATCGTGGTCCCCTACGGCCCCGCCACCATCAATTTCGTGAACATCGACGGCATCAGCATCCCGCTGGTGACGCCCGGAACGAACCCCTACCCACTCTATGGCTACACCTTCGACCCCATGCGCCAGGAGATTCGTCTGGCCGGGTGTCTCTTCACCCGAGGAGAGCAGAACTGTGAAGTGAACTACACGGCGGGCTATAGCGGTATTTCCGCGATTCCCATGGACCTGCAGTACGCCGTCTGGGCCCTGGTGGGCTGGCTGTTCCGCAACCGCAACCGGCAGGGGAAGTCCTCTGAATCCGTGGGCGGGCGCATGACGGCAGCCTACCTCGCCACCTGGGCGCCGCTGGACGTGACGCTGATTCTTGAGCGCTACACGCGCCGGAATGTGGGCTAATCATGATCGCCGCCGAACTCATCGGGTCCGAGCGGGTTCTCTCCTTCATGGAGAGCCTGCAAGCGGGCACGCGGGACAGCATGAAACGCGCCGTCCTGCGCCTGGCGATCATGCTCCAGAATTACGTGAAGCAGAATGAGCTCACCGGCCAGGCCTTGCACACCCGAACCGGGCGGCTCAAGGGTTCCATCACCGCCAAGGCTACGGACGACGGCACGACCTTCGCCGGAATCGTCGGCACCAACGTCGTCTACGCCCGCATCCACGAGATGGGTGGCCAGACCAAGGCGCATGACATTTTTCCGATCCATGGCAAGGCCCTCATGTTCGCCCGGGCAGGCTTCATCGGCCCCAGGGAGAGCATGACGACCAAGGGCGGGCGCTACGCCAAAGGCAAAGCTGGGGCCGTCTCCAGGGCCATCGGCGAGGGCTCCATGCAGTTCGCCCGCGCCGTGCATCACCCGGGCTCCAAGATCCCCGAGCGGTCCTTCCTTCGTTCTGCTCTCGGGGCCCTCGGTCCTGAGATCACGGCGGGCCTCGCCGCTGCGCTGAAGGAGGCGGTCAAATGACCCTTACCTACGACGCCGAAGGCATCGCCGTTGCCCTGTTCGCCAAGCTCCAGACTACGGCGGGGCTGAAGTTCTCCAGTCGGATCCTCAAGACCATCGGCGAAGTGCCCACCGAAGACATGCCCGCTTTGTTCCAGACCATGGGCGATCCCACCCCAATCAACGATCCAGACGGGCTTCCCACGGGCTGGAAGTACGAACACATCATCTACTGCTACCTGCACAACAGCGACGCCCAAGCCAATCCGCCCGTCGCGCCCTCCACGGTGCTCAACAATTTCCTGGAGGCGATCAAGGCGGCCATCGTGCCCGTCGTGGTCCAGGGTTGGCCGGGATTTCCCGGGCAGGTCCAGGTCCTGGGCGACACCTTGGGGCGCATTCGCCACGCCTGGATTTCCGGCCCTGTCTGGTCAGACGAGGGCGTGCTGGGTGACTCGCTGTTCCTGATCTTCCCAATCGAAGTTGAAGTTCGCTAAAGGAGGCCCTATGCCTGAAGACCCTGAAACTCCCACGCCGTCCGTGACGGCGGCCATCACCCCCGATGAAGGGGGGGCTGACGCGGCGGTTGCTCCTGGACCTTCCGTCGTCCAGCAGATCGAGGCTGAGGTGGACGCGAAGCTCGCAGCCATTCACGCCGAAGTCGAAGCCTTCTGGGCCAACGTGGTGCGCAACACGATGGCCGAGGTCCCGACCACCGTCCACAACTACATCTCCAGCGAGAAGGAAGCCCTCAAGGCCCGCATCGCCAAGTTGTTCTAACCCCACTCCTTTGGCCGCTTTGAAACGGCCCCCTCGGAGATCACCATGTCGCAACCCCTTTTCGGGACGGGTCTATTGACCCTTGCCCCCAACCTCACCGGCACGGTGACTCCGATCGTGGTTGCCGTGCTTCAAGACATCAGCCTGGATGCCTCCTTCAAGATCGTGGACCTGGTGGGCAACCTCCAGTTCGCAGTGGACAAGGCCAAGGCCGAAGGCAAGCTGTCCGGCAAATTCAAAACCGGGTACTTCGCTGGCGGCCTCATCAGCGCCATCCTGGCTGGTTCCAGCAGCGCCGTCGGGTCCGTCCAACCGATCTACGCCGAGCAGTTTACCCTGGCGGCTGGCACCTATACCACCGTCAAGGGCGCCCTTACGGTGGCTGGTGGCGACCTGGGTGTGTTCGACGTGACGGCAAACAAGTTCCTGACCGCTGTTGCCTCTGCCCCCGCCACGGGGCAGTACGTTCCGCCCACCAGCTCGGGTGTCTACACCTTCGCCGCGGCTGACAACGGCCACGTCATGCAGGTCAGCTACATGTACACGGCTGCCAGCACGGGCACGACCATCAGCTACACCAACCAGATGATGGGCACGAATACCACGTTCGGGTTCCGCCTGTTCAACCTTTACCAGGCTGCTGCTGGTGGTGCGAACATCGCCAGCCCCGCAGGTATCTACCTGCCCGTGGTCTCCATCCCCAAACTCTCCCTGGCCTTCAAAAACACCGGGTTCATGGAGAAATCCGTGGACTTCGAGTGCAGTGCCAACGCAGCGGGCCAGTTGGTCACGCTCTACACGGGGAACTAGGCCATGGCGACTCTCTTCGGCAAGCCGATTCCCGCGCTCGAATATGGCGTCCTCAAGGCGAACTCCCCAGCGGTGGACGGGCTCACCGTCACGGGGCTCGACCCCATCCAGCGCACCGAGAACTGCATCACCTTTCTCAAGCTGGCCTTTCCGGACGAGGACTTCGATTCCTTGTCTCCTGGGGCCATCCAGGCAGGGGCGGCAGACCTCTACACCGTCACCTTCGCCCGCCCGGAAGACGCAGCTCCAGTTCCTCAGAACCCCTGAACTGGAGCCGCCTCACGGGGCTCATCGTTACGACCACGGGATGGACCATCCACGAACTGGACGCCACCCCGTGGCCCGAGGTCCAAGACCTCCTGGACTACTGGTCCGAATGCCCACCGCTCCACCTGATGGTCAAGGCCTATCTCGGCATCGAGCCGCCAGAGGAACACGAAGTTATGAGTCCTGAAGCACTGGAAGCCTGGGTCCGCCAACTGCAGGGGTAGGAATGTCAGACGACAAGGAACTCTCAGTCAAATTTACCTCAGACATTCATGGCCTTCTTCAGGGGATGAAGGACAGCCAGGGGGCCATCCAGGCCGCGACAGAGGGGATTCAAGGGGACCTGGGGTCACTGATCGAGTCGTTCGAAAAGGTTGGAACAGCATCCTTGGCACTGGGGGCTGTGGGCCTCGCGTTCGAGGCGTTGAAAAAGGGCTTCGACTACGTGGGTGAGGCGGTCGAAAAGACCTACGAACTGGCCGAGACCTTCAAGGTGCTCCAGTACGCGACCGGGGCCTCGGTGGTCGAGATGAACCAGTACACCGCCGCCATGGAGTTAAGTGGTGGAGGCACAGAGCAGTTGCAGAGCCTCATGGTGGGCATGCAGCGGGGCATCAAGGCCAACAGCGATGTGCTCATCGCCAACGGGGTGGCCTCAGACAAGGCGGCCCTCCAGGGCATGTCCTTCGTGGATTACATGGAGAAGGTCCACGAGATCGCCGATAGGATGGCAACCCCCACGGAGCGGATGCAGTTCCTTATCCTGGCCCTGGGGCGCAGCGGGGCCATGGCAGGGGCGCAACTCGGAGAGTTCGTTGAGAACCTGAAAAAGACAGAGGGCGCGAAGATCGTCACCGATGCGTCCATGGCGCAGATGGATGAGACGAAGCAGTCCATTGGGCGCCTGAAGATCGCCCAACAGGAGTACGCCGCCACGGTGTCGGCCAGTGCGACTCCCATCGCCAACTTCTTCCGGGACCTGCACACCGGCTTCCTGCAGGGTCAGATCGACTCTCAGAAGGCCCTGGAGGACGCCAAGGCGCTCTACTACCTGAACGAAGGAACGGCAGACCGTGCCCGCGAGCAGATGCACGCCAAGGGGATGAGTGGCGGCCCAGTGGGCGAAGGCAAGCAGAAACTGGTGGACAAGGAGGATCTGGCAGCACAGAAGGCTGCAACCGCGGCTGCGGAGGCCGAAAGGCTGGCTCTGGCGAAGGGTTCAGCCGAGGAAGAACTGAAGATCGCCGTTGACAGCGTGAACGCCCGCATCGCCGCGGACAAGCACCTGGTCGATATGGGCGCCCTTGACTACGACGAGATGATCGCCAACAGCAAGGCTGCGGCCATGGACAAGCTGGAAGCAGAGCAGGCCGAAGGCGAGAAGGAAATCGCGCTGGCCCAGGGCAAAGCCTCAGTCATCGCGGCCATCCGAGCAAAGATGGCCGACCAGGAGCGGGAGTACCAGAAAACCATTCAGACGCTCGATGCCCAGTCCGAGAAGCACTGGCTGGAGGGTGTGCAGGCCGAAGCAGCGGAGGAACAGAAGTTCGCTGACCTGGATCGGAAGATCCACGAGGACATCGCCAAGGACATCGAGAAGAACCAGAAAAAGCGGCTTGAAGGCGAGATGAGGATCCTGGACCAGATCACCAGCGGGTGGGACGTCGGGATCCAGAAGATGCTCCACGGCCAGATGAGCCTAAAGGATGGCGTCGAAGGCGCTATGAGACAGATGGAGAGCATGGTTGAAAAGTCCATCATCAACATGGGCCTGCAGTGGCTGAAGTACTTCGTGCTGCAGCAGATCGAGGGTGACAAGGCCCACATGACCCAGGTCATGACCAACGCCAAGAGTGCCGCGGCTGCCGCCTGGAATGCCACGGTCGGCATCCCGTTCATCGGCCCCGTCCTCGCACCCATTGCTGCAGCTGCATCCTTCACCGGCGTCATGGCCTTCGCCGAGGGTGGTTGGGACCGGGTTCCATCGGACCAGGTGGCGATGATCCACAAGAACGAGATGGTGCTCCCGGCGAATATCGCCAACCCACTCCGCGAGAGCTTGGCGGGTGGTGGGAGTCTCGGTGGCGGCAACCACATCCACATTCACGCCATGGACAGCCAGAGCTTCACCCAGGCGCTGAAGAACAACACCGGCGGTCTGATGGAAGTCCTGGGCGGCGTCATGCGCAACGGACGGCGGTCATGACCGCCGTCTTCCCATCCTCCCTGCTCGGCATCGGCATTGCCGTGAAGCGGACCCCGGTCTGGTCCACGCTGGTCCAAACCAGTATCAGCGGGAAGGAGACGCGGGCGGCATTTCAGTCCACACCGCGGTATCGCTATGAATTGCCGCTGAATTTCGCCCGCCAGTATGGGTTTTCGGCGCAGACGGTCTATGACGAACTCAACACCATCCTTGCGTTCTACCAGACTCTTCAGGGCATGTGGGACAGCTTCTGGTTTCCTGATCCGGTGGTGCAGAATCTGATGCCTAACGGGACCAGTGAGCAACCAAATCCTACGGGGTTCGCAGCAGCCGGTCTGGTTGCAGGGAACGCATATCAGGGTGCCAACTGCAGAACGACTGTTGCCAGCACTGTCATCAGGGTCACTAATAAAATTCCTGTCACGCCCGGGGACACCATTTACTTTGAGTGCTACCTAACGGCGGGCCCATCGGGTACGGCCCTCCTATACAGCTATGGCTATGACGCATTCGGCGTGGGGTTGGGGAATTTAAACACTTGCAGCAATGCGACAACAGCCTACATGAAAAGCGGAGTCATCCTAACCGTCCCGGCGGGAGTGTATTTCGTCGACTTTTTCATTTATCAAGACGCAGGCTCTGGGAATTCCTATTTCGACAATTTGTTTGCCTGCCGCATGGCCACTGCTGGCCTCGTGGCCGCTCCCGACGGGGTGATCACCCAGGTGGCCGCGAGCGCTGACGGACTGAATATGCAGTTCCAGCGCCAGTGCCGGTTTGACATGGATGAGTTCGAGTTCGAGCAGATCGTCAGCCAGGTCTGGGGCAACTCGAAAATCAAACTCCTGAGCCTCAAATGAGAGTCGCTTCCGGACCTCTCACCTCCGCACTGCTCAACAACGCCGTGTTCCTCGTGGCGAATTGCTACACGATCACGCTGGCGAATGCGACGGTCTACCGTTGGACCAGCTGCGACCAGGCCATCACGGTGGGTGGCCGGACGTTCACGAGCCAGGCCGACCAGTCCACCTCTCAGCCTGGCATCAAGCGCGGCGCGATCCGGCACGCGCGCGGCAAGGAGGTCCAGACCTGCGAGATCACCCTGACTTCAGGCCAGACGGTCCTGATGGGCGGCGTGAGCCTGCCCCTGTTCGCGCACAACGGCGGGTTCGACGGGGCCCAGGTCCTGGTGGAGTGGGTACCGATGGGCCCGGGCGGATGGGGCGACACCTCGCTTGGCTCCGTGGTCCTGTTCCAGGGCAACGTGGCCGGCGTGACCCCCACGACTACGACCGTGGTCCTGGAGGTCAAGGACTTCAAGGAACTGCTGATCAACCAGATGCCCCGCACGGTGTTTCAGAGCAGCTGCTCCAACGCCTTTGGGGACGCGAACTGCGGCAAGTCCATGGCGGGCCTCACGGTCAGCAGCTCGATCACCAGCGGGCCCTCCACGACGGGCTTCACGGCCTCGGGACTGGGGCAGGCCACTGGCTACTTCAACCTCGGCACCCTCACCATGACCTCCGGGGCGGCGTCCGGTGCCACCCGGGCCATCTCCACCTTCACCAGCGGGGGGGTAATCGTCCTGGTGACGCCGCTGCCCGCCGCGCCGTCGAACGGGGACACCTTCACCATCACGCCCGGCTGCGATAAGCAGTGGACCACCTGCAACACGAAGTACAGCAACCCGACCCGGTACCGGGGCTGCCCGTGGGTGCCCCCACCCGAAACGACGGTGACGGGATGATCGCGGACACCATGCTGGCCGCCCAGGCTCAGATCGTCCACCTGCCCCTCGAGGAGCAGCAGCAGCGCCTGGCCGTGGTCCAGGAGGCCCTGACCTGGCTTCCCACCCCCTATCTCCATCAGGGCCGCGTGCGGGGCGCCGGCGTGGACTGCGGGCAGTTCCTGGCGGCTGTCTTCGAGGACACCGGGGTGATCCAGCCCACCAAGATCGAGGACTACCCCCACGACTGGCATTTGCACCGCTCGGAAGAGCGGTACCTAGAGATCGTGGAGCGCGTGGCCCACAAGGTGGACCGGGCGCCGCTGCCTGGGGACATCATCCTCTACCGCTTCGACAAGGCTATGAGTCACGGTGCCATCGTCACCAAATGGCCGGAGCTCATCCACGCCTACATTCGGCTCGGAGTCATCCTCGACGACGCCGAGCGCAACCACGTTCTGCGGGGCGCCCAGCAGGGCGTCTGGTCTTTGAATGTGTGGGGTGCCTGATGGGCGGCCGGCACAACCAGTCCCAGGTGGACCAGCAGATCGCGGGCATTCAGATCCAGACGAGCATCTACGGATCCTGCCTGCCCCTGGTCTACGGCACCACCCGGATCACGGGGAACCTGATCTTCGCGCCCCCCAGCGGATTCATCGCCACGCCGCACACCACGACCCAGAGTAGCGGCAAGGGCGGCGCGGGAAGTCAGTCCAGCACCACCTACACCTACAACGCCTTCGTGATCATCGCCCTCTGCGAGGGCCCCATCTCCAGCATCAACCAGGTCTGGAGCGCCGGGGCACTGGGCAGCCTGGCGGGGTTCGGGTTCACGTTCACGGCCACCGGCACGATTCCCCAAACACCCTGGGCAACCCTGACATCGAACTATCCGAGCCAGGCTGCTCCCTATTCCGGCTTCGCTTATGTGGCCTCTGCCTCGTTGCCTTTGAACACCAGCGCGTCCATCCCAAATTTCGGCTTCGAGATGGTCGCTTTTCTGGCGACCCAGCAGGATCCTCTAGCCACATCCGCCTATGACGCCCGTCCCTCGGACATCATCACGGATTTCCTGACGGACCCGAACCACGGGACTCCTGGCTTCACCGCCAGCATGATCGACGTGGCCGGGATGACCACCGGGGCGGCCTCCTACAAGACCTACTGCCAGGCCTGCGGATTCGTTCTGAGCCCGAGCTTCGATACCCAGAAGAACGCCGGCGACCACCTGCAGGACATCCTCGACGCCACAAACTCCGAGATCATCAGCCACTCGACGGCGACCGGGATGGTGCTCCAGGTACTTCCCTACGGCGACGTGCCCATCACCGCCAATGGGGCGACCTACACGCCGAACACCACGCCCATCTACAACCTGGGCTACGACGACTTCATTACCAACGGGCCCAGCGACCCCATCAAGATCACCCGCGACAGCACCCAGGACGTCTTTAACTGCGTGCCCATCGAGTACCTGGACCGGCTGCTGGCCTACAACGTGAACGTGATGCAGATGCCGGACCCGGTATCTGTCGCGCTGATCGGCCAGAAGAACGACACCGCGAAGAGTTTGCACTGCATCTGCCGGGCCGCCGTGGCTTCGCAGATTTCGCTGATTCTGAGCCAGCGCAACGTCTACATCCGGAACGGCTACCAGTTCAACCTCGGCCTGAAGTACATGCTCCTGGAGGCCATGGACCTCACGAACATCTCGGACCCCATCATCGGTTTCGTCAACAAGACCGTCCGCATAGTCTCGGTAGACATCCCCGGAGAGGACAACGAAACAGAGGGGATGACCTTCACCTGCGAGGAGTGGCCCTTCGGCGTGGCCAGCGCCGCGCTCTACACCGCGCAGACCCCCGCGGGCACGTCGCCCAATGTCAACGTGGACCCGGGCGCCTGCGCTGCCCCGCTGATCTTCACGTCGCCGGCCTTGTTCTCGGCGAGCGGCGGACCCGAGGCCTGCGTCCTTACGACAGGTGGTGCGAACTGGGGGACGGGGGACGTATACGCCAGCATCTCGGGTAGCAGCTACGGCAAGGTCGGAACTATCACCGCGCCGGGTCGCTACGGCACCCTCACAGCCTCGTTGGCTACTTGGGCGGGCGGTATGACCCAGGACAACACGAACACGCTCTCGGTGGTCCTGCCAAATGGTGGAACGCTCTCTAGCATCGATCTGGCTAGCGCCCAGAACGGGCTGAACCTGCTCTGGGTGGACGGAGAGATGATCAGTTACCAGACGGCCACCCTGACGAGCGCGAACCACTACAACCTGACCGGGCTTTTCCGGGGCCTCTACGGGACCACGATCAGCTCGCACAGTTCGGGCGCGTCCTGGGGGCGGTGCGATTCGGCCATGTTCCGCTACGAGCTGCAGCCGGGCCAGGTGGGCGTCCTGTCCTACCTGAAGATCCTCAGCTTCAACCTCTGGGGCGGCGGAGGCCGCGTGCTGTCGAGCGAGACGCCGTACTCGTTCACGCCGGCTGCTTTGACGCTCCCGGTCCCCTACAACGTAACCATTTCGATCACCACATAGGGGGAACTCATGCAATTTTATGACCCCGGTGATGGGATTAATAATAACGGCGGAAGTCCGACAACGATTATTCGAAACCGTATTACCGTCTCCTGGCTGTGGCCGTCGAACTGCGCCAACCCAGCCTATTTCGAGGTGGTTTGTTACACGGGTGCAGATGCGAGCGCGACATCCAGCTACCTGTTCGCACCGATACAGGTACACGGAATGGATCGGACTCTGGTCACACCGATATCCCCAGGCACATCCATGACTGGCATTAACGCTTCTGTGAGGGCTGTCTATGCCTAACACCGTAGGCCCATGGGGCAGCTCCTCATCTGGTGTAAACACTATCCCGGGCACACCTACGCCTTTGGCAACCGTGACATCTGCTACCTGGGGCGGCATCGGCGGCAGCATCACGTCGCAGGCCGATCTGCAAACCGCTCTCGCTGCGAAGGCATCGCTGAGCGGCGCGACGTTCACTGGCACCGTGCAGAGCACTGGTGGGCTGTGGAGTGTGACCGCCGCTGGTGTTGCGAACTTCACGAGTATCACATCCGGCGTGAACTGGGGCGGCATCACCGGCCCCTCACCCCAGGCTTCCCCGAGTGGTGGGTGGAGCACGGCGGCGACCTTCGCGTCCTCCGTCAGCATGGGTGCGCTCACGGCTACCAGCGCCACCTTCTCGTCCTCCGTCTCCATGGGCGCTCTCACGGCTACCAGCGCCACCTTCTCGTCCTCCGTCTCCATGGGTGCGCTCACGGCTACCAGCGCCACCTTCTCGTCCTCCGTCTCCATGGGCGCTCTCACGGCAACGGGCCGAATCTCAATGGCCTACAACAACTACACCAACGCCTTACTGTGGGCTGGAGGCTACGGTGGGGCAGTTCAGATTCTTAGCGACAACAGCACTTCAAACCGTTGGGTGCGGATTGGGATTGTTGATTCCACTGGAGCATGGTTGGGTGGGCTTCAGATTGCCAGCGATGCCTCAGCCACCTTCGCGTCCTCGGTGGCTGTGGGTGGAACGCTCAGTATCCCTGTTGGAAACTATCTTTGCAACGCCTCGACCACCGTCTTCTTCGGCGACTCCTCCTCCCTGATTTCCGGTTACGGAAACACCTGGGCTGCGGTGCGCGGCTCCTCTGGCGTGGTGCTGGGCACCGGGGCAACGTGGGGCGCTGTGATTCAAGGTGGCCCTACAGGGTTAGCCGACTTCTCTGGAAACGGGAGATTCGGTGGCACCACTCTCACTGTTTTAGGCTACTCAGCCAACGCAGCGAATCTCGTCCTAAACGCTCCTGGTCAATACATCGGCGTTGGAAATCTCTCAGCGAATGAGTGCAAGATCGCAAACTGCAATTCATTAGGCGCATGGGACGCGGCGAATCCCAGCATGGACCTTTTCCTTGGGTATGCGAATAATTTGGTTTTGCATACCGGCAACGTGGGCACCAACGCTGCAACGCTCCAGGCTGCTGTAGCGAGTGCCAACGCCCCGAAGATGGGCACCTATGCACAGATGATCGCATGGACTGTGGCCACGGGGACGACTCCATATTGGTATGCCACAGATGTCACCGAAACAGATGGTCTACTCGGGAAACTTTACCAGTGGAATGGTAGCTCCTGGGTCGCGGTTGGTGGCGCTCAGACTGTGACGGGCCGAGTTGTCGCGGGGGTGATTTCTGCTGGTGCCGTAGGTGCTCAGGCCATCGCTTCCGATGTGGCTCTCATTGGGCAGGTGCTTCGCAGCACAGGGTTCACCGCAGGAACGACCACCGCTGCGCCAACTGGTTTCAAGATGAGTGGGACCGCATTTACTTCCTACTGCTACAACGGCGACACGACCGGAATCTACAGCACATCCCTTTCCTCTTACATGGAGATCGGATCCGGCTGTTCACTCGGCGGATACGCCCTTGGTTCGCTCGTGCTTGGCAGGCTCATTAATGCTGGTATGAAGGTATATTCCCCTGGCACTTACACATGGGTCTGTCCTCCAGGGATTACCCAAGTTGTGGTCACGCTCTCTGGCGGCGGAGGATCTGGGTGCCATGATGCTTCTAACCCCGGTGCAGGTGGCGGCGCAGGGTGCTTAACTGTGATCAGTAGCGTCACGCCAGGAACCTCATACACGGTAGTCTGCGGGGCTGGTGGCGCTGGAACCAGCACAAC